CCGCAATGAAGTTTCTCGGCGCCGCTCTGCGCGCAGCGATGGACGTCTTCCCCGACCAGACCGCCCCGGTGCTCTGCGCCGTGACGGACCTCAACGAAACCCACGCCCTGCTGACCGAAGCCTGCCGCAATGTCCTGCTCGACATCGGCGCGGCGATTGAGCGGCAGCGGGAACAACTGGCTGGCTCCGCCTAAATGCGCACCCTCCCGCTCAGCCTCTCCCACTGCCTGGCCACCCTTGCCTCCGCGCTCGCCCCGCGCCGCGCGCTCACGGTGTCGGCCTGGGCGGACGAGAACCGCATCCTGTCCGGAAAGCAGGCCGGCGAGCGCGGGCGCTGGCGGACGGCGCGCAACCCTGAACTGCGCGAGATCATGGATGCGCTGTCTGCAAGCTCGCGCGTGACCGACATATGGTGCATGAAATCCTCGCAGCGCGGAATAACCGAAGGTACCGTCAATTTCCTCGGCTACACCTTAGACCACGCCCCGGCGCCGGTCATGGTGCTGATGCCAACGCTCGATTCACGCGACGCCTGGAAGGCGCAGAAGCTCAACCCGATGCTGCAGGAAACGCCGGCAATCCGCGACCTGCTCGGCGGCCAGCGCAGCCGCGACGCGGCCAATTCAAAAGACATGATCGACTTCCCCGGAGGCGTGCTCTTCCTCGCCGGCGGCAATTCGCCGAACAGCTACGCCCAGCGCAGCGTCCGCTACCTGATCATGGACGACCTGGACCGCTTCCCGCCGGAAGTCGGCGAGGAAGGCGACCCGGTGTCGCTGGCCAAGGGCCGCACCAAGGCATTTGCCCGCGCTAAGCGCATGTTCATTTCGACGCCAACGGTCAAGGGCGAAAGCTTAATTGAGCGCGGCTGGCTCACCAGCGACATGCGCCGTTATTACGTTCCGTGTCCGCATTGCGGCGAATTCCAGCCGCTCGAGTGGGGCGGATCGGAAGCCGCGCACGGAATCAAGTGGCGCGGCAAGGGTGAGGACATCGCCGCGCACTACGTTTGCATCAAGTGCTCCGGCGAAATCTACGAGCATCACAAGCCGAGCATGCTCGCCGCCGGCCGCTGGATCGCCGCCCATCCCGAGCGCGCCGTCCGCGGCTATCACCTAACTGCGTTGACGTCGCCGATCGGACTAGGCCCGAGCTGGGCCGACCTCGCCCGCGAATGGCTGGACGCCGTCAAATCGCCCGGCACCCTACGCACCTTTGTCAACACGCACCTCGGCGAAGTCTGGGAAGAACATGGCGACCAGGCCGACCCGACCAGCCTGCTCATGCGCCTCGAGGAATACGAAGAACGCCCGCGCCAGCTTGCCCGCACGGCAGGCGTCGACGTGCAGAAAGACCGCCTCGAGGCCACCGTCGTCGATTGGGGCGCCGGCGAAGAAGCGTGGACCATGGACCACATCATCATTCCCGGCGACACCGCGCAGCCAGCCGTCTGGCAGCAACTCGACGAAGAACTGACGCATTGGGCGCCCGAGTGCGTCGCGGTCGACTCCGGCTACAACACCAGCATGGTTTACGCCTTCGTCCAAAAGCGCCGCTGGGCGCTCGCCGTCAAGGGCCGCGCCGGCTCCGGCGTGCCGATCGTCGAGGACGAGAAAGCCCGCCGCCAGCGCCTGCGCCGACAGCGCAAGAATGGCGTCATGGTGCATCTCGTCGGCGATGACCAGGCAAAGGCGCTGATTTATTCCCGCCTGAAAATCGCCGCGCATGGCCCGGCCTACATTCACTTCCCGAACGAACCGACCTTCGATGACGAATATTTCGCGCAGCTCACCGCCGAAAAACTGGTGACGAAGATGCGCGGAACCCGCCCCTACGCCGAATGGGTCCAGACACGCCCGCGAAACGAGGCACTCGACTGCTGGAAATACGCCCTCGCCGCGCTGCGCCTGTCCGGGATCGAACTCACCGCCCGCGCCGCCGCCCGCGCCAGCCAGCCGGTCGCCGCTCCGGAGCGCAAGGTCAAGAAAACAAACTTCGTGCAGGGGTGGAAATAATGAGCGTCTGGTTTTCCGAATTCCATGTCCGCACGCTGGCAGAGCGCATCGCGCCGCGCATTGCGCCGACCGTCGAGGTAGCGCTTGTCGCCGCGATCCGTGCCGAGCTGCCGCGGCTGCTGATGGATGAGTTGCGCATCATGCTGCCGGATCACACGCCGAAGTGCGGAGCGCGAAAGGGCGAGCGCAATGCACTGATCCGCGCCCGCTACAACGGCACTAATGTCTCGGCCCTGGCGCGCGAATTTTGCCTCAACGAAAGGCAGATCTACCGCATCTTGAAAACGTGACATTTTCCGGCCTAAAAATGTCCCGCCTTGGTTGGCACACTGCAACCTGACCAATAGGGTTTGTCAATGGCCATTGCAACCACCGAACCGACCAGCGTAGTCGCCGGCGATACCGTCGCCTGGACGCGCTCCCTCGCCGACTATCCGGCGCCGACCTACGTCCTGAAGTACCGATTCCTTAACGCCGCCGGCAAGGTCGACATCACGGCCACCGCCAGCGGCACGGATCACGCCGTCAGCGTCACAGCCGCCACCACGGCAGCATGGACCGCCGGAAATTACGACTGGCTGGCCTGGGTTGAAACCGGAAGCGGACCGACCGCCGAGCGTTACAGCGTCGACGAAGGGCGCATCACCGTTGAGCCGAACCGGGCCGCGCTCACCATCTGGGACGGCCGAAGCGATGCCCGCCAGATTTACGAAGCGCTGGTCACTGCCTGGAAGTCGGCCTCGATAGGCCGTGCCTTCGTCGGCGAATACGAGATCGCCGGGCGCCGCATGAAGTTCAACAACAAGGCCGACTGGATCGTCGAGCTGGACTACTGGAAGGCGCAAGTGGCGTCAGAGGACCGCGCCGAGGCCATCGCCAACGGCATGGCCAGCGGTTCGCGCCTGCTGGTGAGGATGTAAATGGGAATTTTCGATACCGTCCGCGCCGCTGCCTTTGGCCCGCCGCCTCCCGCCGCGCCCGTGCCGCAACGCCGGCGCAGCGAGCCGCTGCGCAAGCGCGCCGTCGAAGCCGGCGAAGTCACCCGCCTGACTGCCAGTTGGCAGTCCGCCAACCTAGCCGCCGACGAAGAGATCCGCAAATCGCTTGAGCGCGTTCGCGGGCGCAGCCGCGACCTCTCCTATAACAACGAGTACGCGCGCAAGTATTTGCAGATGGTCGCCACCAACATCGCCGGCCCGCTGGGATTCACGCTGCAGAGCCTCGCCGCCGACGGACCGGCGCAGCCCGACCGCCTTGCGCGCGACGCCATCGAATCTGCCTTCGCCCGCTGGGCGCATCGCGGCATCTGCGATGCCACCGGCCGCTTCTCGTTTGCCGAGCTGCAGCGCCTGATCATCGAAACCGTCGCCCGCGATGGCGAAGCGCTCATCATGCGTCGCCGCGACAAGTCCAACGCCTTCGGCTATTCGCTCAAGCTAGTCGAAATCGACCGGCTGCCGGTCTCGCACAACCTGGTCCTAAAGAATGGCCACGTCGTCGTCATGGGCGTCGAACTGGACGGCGACGGGCGCGCCGTAGCCTACTGGATCAACCTCGGCAGCATCGAAAGCGCCGCGGCAACCGGCACCAAGCTGACGCGCATCGTTGCCGATGACATCCTCCACCTCTACCGCCCAGGCCGCCCCGAGCAGCACCGCGCCCTGCCGTGGATGCACCCGGTCATGACCGGACTGAAGATGCTCGCCGGTTTCGAAGAGGCCGCCATCGTTGCCGCCCGCGTCGGCGCCGCCAAGATGGGTTTTTTCTCCTCGCCGGATGGCGACGCCGGCCCGCTGGCCGACGACAAGGTCGACGGCGAGTTCTACACCGACGCCGAGGCCGGCGCCTTCTCGGTGTTGCCGCCCGGCTACAAGTTCGAGAGCTGGAACCCGGACTATCCGCACCAGAACTACGAAAGTTTCACAAAAGCCCGGCTGCGCAGCATTGCCTCCGGCCTCGGCATCGCCTACCACACCCTGGCCAATGACCTCTCAGACGTCAATTACAGCAGCGCCCGCGGCGGTGTGCTGGAAGAACGCGATAACTGGATCGTCCTGCAAAACTGGTTCACCGATGCCTTCCTGCGCCCCGTCTTTGCCGACTGGCTCACCGAAGCGCTGCGCATGGGCGCCATCGTGATGCCCAACGGCAGCGCGCTTCCGGCCATCAAGGCCGACAAGTTCGCCGTGCACCAGTGGCAGGGGCGGCGCTGGGCCTGGGTCGATCCGTTGAAAGACATCGAAGCCGCCCGCCTCTCCATCAAGACCGGCATCGCCAGCCCGCAAATGATCGCCGCCCAGAACGGCATCGATATCGACGACGTGCTGACCCAGATCGCGAGCTTCGAGAAAGACGTCGCCGCCAACGGTGTCACCCTGGTCGATTACGAGCTGACCGAAGCCGCGCCGGAACCCGAGCCGCCGCCCGCCCAGGACAACACTCTGCGCGACATGGCGGCCGCTTTGATGGCCCGCAGCCTCGAGCCGGCGCCGCCGCCGCAGCAGGTGCATTACCACGCGCCGACCATCGCCGTCGAGCCTGCCCAGGTGCGCATCGACAACCACATCGCCGCGCCAGAAGCCCCGGTCACACACGTCGTGAACGAGATCCACGAACGCGAGCAGGCCGCCCCGGTGGTCAACGTGGCGGCGCCCGTGGTCAATGTCGCCGCCCCGGAAGTCACCGTCGAGGTCGAGGCCATCATGCCGGCAGAAACCGAGATCCGCATCGCCGCCCTGCCGGAGCGCGTCACCACCACCGAAATCGTCCGCGACAGCAACGGCAACATCACCCAGTCCGTGCAGCGTGAAAAAGACGCATGAGTTCACCATCGACCAGAGCGAATGACCACCCACCCGATGAACAACGTCCACAAGCTCACGATCCGCGACGGCGCCCTCTACGTCGGGAATTACTTCTTCTGCTACGCGGAGACCGGAAATGAGCGCGCAAGTATTCCACCTGGCAGATTCGAGGTCATTCATGAATTCTCGCACGTCCACCGCGAACCCCTGCTCAACGCCATCGGAATCGGCTGGATTGGGGCTTCTACTGAGTGCGACATCGTTCTGGGTAGAGTGCGCGGTGTGCGTGGTGTCATTCCATCACGCGCTGATTTTGGGCGCCTCTGCGCCATGGTCGAGACCGCCATCGAGCAGGACGGGCGCTCGGTAGTGCTGGAGGTCAAATGAGAGACTACGCCGCACTGCTGGCCA